TTAAGTAAGTTGCTGAGACTACGCACTAGTATTCTACAGCACTTACGCATGTCTTGTGGATTACGGAACGCACCCCAGTTTATGCTGCCAAGAGTACAAAGAGCGATTCTTCCCTCAGCATCTTCAATCCTCTGGAAAGGTCTCGTGGGTAATAATATCTCTTGGCAAAGATTTGATTGATATACTGGATCAAGCTCTGTGTCAAACGGGCCTTGACGCTGAACGTTGTCAATGAACACAAGGTAGATGCGACCAGTGTCAGTGCGTTCCTTAAGAATGCCATTCTTAAAGATCTCGTCCGCTGGTAGTACCTTCTTCTTTTTTGTCGCATCGTGCTCATACTTAGTATACAACCTTTCAAATTTGTCAGTGTCGCGATAGAAGGCTTCGTATAGGTCAGGAACTTCATGTGGATCAAACAAGGTAATGTTTTCTCTATTTTTGAACCTACGCCAAAACATAGCATTGATTACCACACTGTAATCCATTTGCCTAACACGAGTTTCTTCTGTGCCTTGGTTGTTTTTCAACACAATAAGATCTTCAAACTGTGCGTGCCAGATAGGAAAGGTCACTGTGCATGACGCATTGCGTATGCCACCTTGGCTACAACTGCGTAGGTCACTAAACCATTTCTTCATAAATGGCACTAGACCAGTGTGCTTGATCTCACCATTACGAATGGCGGCACCTAGTGGTCTGATACGACCAATCTCTAAACCAATACCAGCTCGCTTGCTGGCATATTTGGCCATCATTTCGCCAGCGGCGAATATGCTATCAAGGGTATCATCACTACTGATAAGAACGCAACTACTGAACTGTTTAGTAGTAGTGCCAAGCCCAGCAAGCACAGGGGTGGCAAGAGTGAAATGACCATCTGAAGCGCACTCATAGTAATCCTTAACGTACTTCAATCTTTTATCTTTAGGCTCTGCATGAAACGCAGTGGCAGCAGCAATAGCATAACGTACCTGCGGAGTTTCAAATACCTGCCCAGTGGCACGATTCTGTACTAGATATTTTTCGCATAGCTGTGCAATAGCGGCAAAAGTATAATTTTCATCTTTGTGATGATCAATAAACAGATCAATAATATTCCATTCATCTTGGGTATACCACTCTAGCAATTCCGGGGTATACATTCCGGCATCTACATTCTTCTTTACAATCTCGTAAAGTTTAGGTGGATCGTATTCGCCGTAGACTTCTTTACGTAACATGCTAAGGCGTTGCCGACCTGCTACATATTGATAATTGACATTATTGATTTCGGGGTTTTCTGTTTCATCTATTAGACCAACCATGCTTTGTAACAACAGGTTGTCTATGGTTCTGGTGGTCATTCCATCATGGAATTCTAACTGCGCTTTAATTTCAATCATGCTAGGGCTAACTGCATCGATTCCCCTACATGCGTGTAATACTTGTCTTTGTATCTTTGATATATCTAATGGTACCCTTTGACCGTTACGCTTGATGACATAAATCTGGGACATTGTTTTTGATTCCTTATAATTCTAATATTGGTTCAAGTTGAGATCTTGAATTCCGTACCTGTGCTTTAGTTTGTATTTTTCGTCGACGAGATTCTTATTTACTACAGAGTCAAAGGTCAAATTAAGTATATATTTCCCACGATTTACCCATACAGTATTCACAATATCGTTGCTATCCAAATTTTTATATATTCTTATTTCCAAATCTGTTATGCTTTTATTCCAATGAGAACAAAGATACAAAGTATACAGCATTCCTAGAGCTTTTGCAAGATCACAGTAGTAGTTTTCATGCACTAACGTCCAGGGATCTGGCCATTCTGAAACTAGATCATCTGCCAGATAATGTGTAACATACGGAGCATAACTCCATAAATGCGCTGTTTGATCAAGAGCAGTTTCTAGCTCTAGCTCGCCGATACGATTTCGAAAAGAACGCCACTCACGAAGACGCTCTTCGGGTCTATGATTCCACATGATGATTTTAGGCTAGTAGAGCTGAGCCTAGTTCGTTTCTGTTTGACTGTGATCTAACGTCGTAGGTGAATACTGCGTTTTGGGTAACATCACCGCTTACTTGAACACTGAGCATGGGATACCGTACGGTACTGCCTGATTGAGTTGTGTACATGAGATCTACCTTTATATCTACACTGGCTGTTTCTGTAAAACTTTCTCTGAAACAAACTGAATTATCTAGTGTGTTGACTGTGTAATTTACTAAACCACTGCGTCTACGATTATTTCTTTCAATGCTATAGTGTACTATGCCATCTAAGAATCTTTGGTTCAGCACTATATAGTTAGTTGAATTAGGGTTTAACAGTAGACTTTTACCAATGGTTTGATACCTTGACCCAAGGCGTTGACCAGTTTCAGTGTCAATGCTAACTACGGCTGCTGCACCATGTTCAATGGCCGATATATTAAATCGGTTATCTGCTGGACGCAAAAATGCATCACCAAAACTATAACTGCTGTTACCACTAAATCTAATAACTGGTCTTAGATCTGAACTGGCATTGACCGAACTAAAATTTAAATAATTAGTTCCTACATTGACATAGGTGTTTAGATAGCTAGTTACTCCACCGCAGCGTTCGGTATAGACTGCTTCACGCTGAATATCATTAAACCTGCTGGCAGTAATCTTCATACCTAAAGCCAAACTGGGCGAGGCTGTACTAGCATATACAGCATGTACGAGATTTTTAAATAAACAATTGTGTACCAGCACATTCTCTGTGCCCACTGTGTCAGCTATACGTATGCCAAGTGCACTGCCATCGAAATTACAATCTTGTATGGTCACACGATTGGTTACTTTATACTGTGATGTTATATGTATTGCGGCAGCAGAGTCATTGTTGGTTGGTCTAACCAAAGCACCATAAAATGTACAGTTATCTATCACAACATCGCTCGCACTGTCAATACGAACAAGACATTTTTCGGTTACTAGGTTACCTTCAAATCTTATATTACTAATTTCCACTGGACCGGGTGGACTGGCTGCACTAGCTATACCGGCTCCAATGCCGCCGGTACTATCTGATGTACGTAAGGTATTGATGATAAGATCGTTGGTCTGTCTAAAAATCACACCATCGCGGCCAGTTCCACGCAGTACACAATATGGTGGCAAACGCAGTTCAGCTGATAACAGGTATGTACCAGCATGAAACTCAATCACACGTCGTGTTCTTGGATCTGTGAAACTGTTTTGTCTATTGTAGGTTTGATTGATAGCACGTTGTATAGCAGCAGTGTCATCGTTCAAACCATCACCTCTAGCGCCAAAGTCTAAGGCATTTACAATATCATCTAACTTCTTTTGTAGAGTACGTGAGTAAGGTGTAGCTGAATCTGGGCCAGTCAGTACCTCATAGTTTCCTTGAATACCTTTGAATCGATAGGCAAATTCATATACCGCTGTGGTGTTTACTGTGCTGCCTGGTGTAGTACCACTGCCTCCGCCCCCACCGGTAAAATAGTTATCTAGGTATTTTTTGGTAACAATTTCTGATACACCCGCCACAGGTGCACCTTCGTCCACTGTGCCATTGCCAATGAATAGGCGCTGTTCGTCTATGGCCCAACCGAACTCACCACGAGCTAGTTGTCCTAGATCTTGATATAATCCGCTGCGAACTTGTACTTGACTTATTTGTTGTACGGCCATACTTAACCCTTGTTAGAGTATTTACCGTAATTTATAGTACTCGCTTACACGATCGCACCATCGTTGGGTCCACATATCAAAGTCGCCGGGCTCTAACACAAACTCCTGATATTCTGGTTCAGCACCATCTGCTGGACGTACAGACATCATTACCACGCCTTTGCGTATGTTAGTACCGTGTACTTCATTGTGAGCTAGAGCATAAGCAGTGAGTTGTAAGAAATAATCATCAATCCATTCTCTACGTTTAGGCTTGTTGCTTTGTTTAAAATCTAGTATGGCTTCATCACCTGCATGAATGCCCACACAGTCTGTGGTACCAGCATACAGTTCGGGAAAATACAAAGGCACTTCATTGCCCCATACTTCTGAAACATTTTTGAAACCAGATTCAATGATTTTCATTGCCATACGATGACTGCGCTGGCTTTCAGGATGAGTACCGGGAGTGCCAGCATCACCAGTCTGTACATAGTTCTCTAACCATTTGTGCATACGGGTGCCACGATTAGCAGCCTCGGTGGTAATCTGTTGTGCCCGGTCCTCACCTACACGCTTTCGCCATTCAGCTAGTGCTTGTCGTGCTTCGGCAGGCTTGGTGCGATCTAATATGGTAGTAACACTAGGAACACGTTCGCCGGTTGGCGTTACATAATAACGCCTTCCGTCTAGTGTTTCTCTGTTGATCTGTTTATAGTTATATTTTGGATTTAGCATACTAGGATTATAGCATACTAATTTGTAGATGGCAACCTATTAGGTTCTTTTGCGACTAGCTCTTTTTGCCATATTGGCTACTGTGCGCTCGGGACTGTGCGGTTTCCCGGGTAAATCATCGTTACGCTCGTCAGGAAACAGTTCTTCATCATTGCTGTCATAAAGATTTTTCAAATACACATACTTCACACCAGTGTCATCATTGGTGATGTTTTTGATCATGTTTTTAACAGTGTCGTTTTCTTTGTAAGCATCAGCTAAAATGTCAATGTTAAACATTTCACTGCCAGGCCTGCGTCTAACCAAATTCACTAAACTGTCAACACGTATCTGGTCTGTACGTGAACGCAGATCATCTAAGGTGTCGACTAAATTAGCAATCGAGGGAGTCAATGCTCCCTCAAAAGCGAACTCTTTGGCTCTCATTTAACGCTTTTCTCTGCCTACAGGCTCGATTCCGCCAACGGCAGCATCTGTAGCAC